ATGGCAACGATACAACAGATAGAGGCGACTCTCGCTCAGTATGAAGCCGCCCGCGCAAAGATCCTCGAGGGAAATCAGTCTTATCAAATAGGTCGTCGTCAGTATACGAAGGCGAACCTTACCGAGGTTCAGACGGTTATTGATCGTCTGGAGGCCCGGCTTGAAAATCTTAAGAACGGCGGAGTTATGCCCTCCGGCAATATTGCATTCGGAGGGCGCCGATCATGAGTGACGGATGGGAGTCAGGAAAACGCTCGATCCGTGCCATGGTCTTTGATGGGACGACACGCGCTGTCGCGACTGTGATCGGTAGTGTTTTCCCTGGGCTGGCTGCTCAATATGTCAACCGCCGAATGGCCATCCGGTCCTATGCCGCCGGCGAGCTCTCCGGGGCTAATCAAAATTGGAAGACTCGTCCGAAGTCCGCCGACGCGGATATCAAGAGAGGCCATAAGTGGATCCTTGGCCGGGCCCGGGATCTAATCCAAAATAGCGGTTACGTTTCCGGCGCCATTGAAAAGATTTGTAACAACGTGGTGAGAATGGGGATCAATCCCCAGGCACGTTTTAGGGATCCGGCCGGTCAACTCCTGAAAGAGGTCAATAAGAAAGCCGAGGCCCTCTGGCGTCGGTGGTCTAAACATGCGGATCTTACCGGCCACGATGGGATAGCTGCCATGCAAAAGCTCGGCCTCCGTCATGTTTGGGGTGATGGGGAATTCTTGGTCCATCGTGTGATAGATCCCGACTCTCCTCCTGGAGTGGTGCCATTAAGGGTTGAGCTCCTGGAGTGTGACCATTTGGATCCTCGGGTGGACGGCAAACTGAAAAACGGCAACATCGGCCGGCGTGGTATCGAGTTTGATTCGATGACCGGCAAGCCGGTTTTTTATCATATCATGGTTAATCATCCGGGCGATTATCAAGCCTCGGGATCCAATGTTTCAATTCCTTATCCAGCTGAAGATATTATCCACGTCTTTGATCGTCGTCGGATCTCTCAAACCCGCGGTATCTCCTGGCTGGCCGCTGTCCTTATGGAGGCTTACGATCTCTCGGAATACAAGTCGACCGAGCGGATCGGCGCTCGTTTGGCGGCTGCTTTCGGAATTTTTATCAAATCAGCATTTCCAGAAGTCCCCAGCCTCGGCGGGCTGTCGGGCGGTTCCTCTTCCCCCACCGGCGGCTCGTCGGGTGCCCCCCAATCAGGAGCGCCCGGTTGGAAAGATGTCCCTCAATACCTGGAGCCTGGCCGGATTCAAGGCCTTCCGTTTGGGACTGAGATTCAACTCGCCAGCCACAATCGGCCAGGTACACAATATGAGCCATTTATCCGGGATCAAACCCGGAGTATCTCCGCCGGCGTCGGCATGTCCTACGAAGGTTTTTCTAATGACTATTCCGAGGCCAGTTATTCCAGCGCTCGATCCGCTGCTTTAGAGGAGCGCCTTTCCTATCAAGGTCAACAAAAGTTTCTCAATGACAAATTAAACGATCGTCTCTGGGCCTGGTTCGTCGAGGCTGCCTGGTTGGCTGGTCTCCTTCCGGAGCTCCGCTCCTTTGCCGCGGATCCGCTTCCGTATCTCGAGGCGGTTACCTGGCAGGATCCAGGCTGGACCTGGGTCGATCCGCTCAAGGATGGCCGAGCCTCTGAGATCATGATTGATCCTGAGAACGCTTTGTCGACCCGTCGGAAATTGTCGGCTCAACGGGGCGAGGATTGGGATGAGGTTGTAGAGGGTTTGATCGAAGAAGAAAAGGCTTTGACGGAACTCCACGAGCTCCGCCAAAAACGCCTATCAAAAGAATCATCTATACAAGGGGATCCTGCATGAAGTCACGAGCAAAGAGAAAGAAGAAAAGAGCACGTAAAGAAAAAGCCCGAGCCGCTCGAGGGATTCAGCTCCGAGATGGTGCCGGTCCAGGTAAGTCTATGGATCGCGAGGATGTCCGTGAGGCCCTGGTCGCCGCTGGCTTGCGAGAGGGATTATCTGTTCGCTCCGGAGTAGTGAGGCCGGGGACCTTTGACGCCGAGGCCGGCTCTTGTCGCTTTGTTGCGACGACTGAGCTCCCGGCCACGGTATGGGATTGGGAACGCTGGGATTTCGTTCGCGAGGTGCTTGTCGCCGACGGAATGATCCTTCCAGATTCCGGTCGCGTTCCTGTTCTTGATACCCATTCCCGGGCCAGTATCGACGATTTATTCGGCTCGGCCGGTGACTTCCAGCGTTGCGACGTTGAGGGATACCCGGGGCAAGATTGCCAGATAGATTTCTCCGCCGATGAACGCGCCGCCGCCGCAAAGGTCAAGGTGGAGGAAGGTCACTTAACCGACGTTTCTGTCGGGTATGAGGTCCTCGAGCCCTCCTATTACATCCCGGAAGGCGAGAAACAATTAATCAACGGAAAAGAATACGAAGGTCCGCTCAAGGTTTCGACCAGGTGGGCCATAAAAGAGTTGTCGCTGGTGCCCATTGGGGCGGACCGTCTCGCAAAGGTGCGAGCTCTGGTCGGTAGTCCTGGCGATCGCGATTCTGTCAACAACAATGCAAGAGGTGAAAACATGAAGAAGTGTCCTGACTGTGGAAAGGATTTTGACGGGGTCCGGTGCGAATGCGGTCACCGGGCGGACTCCGGCGCTGGAGACGGCGGCCGAGCTCCCGAGACTCCCGCGACTCCTCCGGCTCCAGCTGCTCAGCCTGTCGACAATGAACAGGTAAAGGCCGAGGCGGTGGCCGCCGAGAGAAAGCGGACCGCCGATATCCTCGACGCCGTTTCCGTTGCCGGTTTGGGTGAGCAACGAGGCCGAGAATTTATAGCCGCCGGTATGGATATGGACCAGGTCCGCAAGCAGATTCTTGACGACCTGGCGAAAAAGTCGACTCCTGTCGGTGCCGGTGCCGGTATTACCGTTGAAACCGAGGCCCGGGATAAATTCCGTAACGCGGCGGCTGACGCTCTTTCTCTGCGTTCTGGAATTAGTGTCGATGCTCCGGCCGTCGGTGCTCAAGAGCTCCGTGGTCGGTCTATGTTGCATATCGTCCGCCAGTGTTTGGTTTTGGCCGGCGAACGTGTCGAGGGTTTGAGTCGTCGGGAGGTTGTCTCTCGTGCTTTGGCTTCTGGTTCAACTTCAGACTTTCCCGCCCTTATGTCGGCCCTGGCCAATAAGCATTTGATAGGGGCATACGATGAGGCTCCTTCAACTTGGCGACCCATTGTGACTGTGACCGATGCGACGGACTTCAAAGATATTCATGGTATCGAGCTTTCCGGCGCTCCGGATCTCTTGCCCTTGAATGAAAACGGTGAGTATAGAACCGCCAAACTCACCGACTCGAAAGAGTCTTACAGGGTTGTGACCAAGGGTATCAAGATCATCTTTACTCGTCAGATGATTATTAACGATGACCTTCGCGCCTTTACTCGCGGGACGAGGCTATTCGGCGACTCTGCTCGCCGGATGGAATCCGACGCGGTCTACTCTTTGATTCTCAGTAATCCGGATCTTTCTGACGGTAACGCGCTGTTTTCCGCGGTTCATAAAAACCTCGAAGAGACCGGGGCGAATTTAGGTGCTGTGGATGCCGACAACCTCAAGGCTGGCCGTAGCATGATGCGGAAGCAAAAAGGAACGGCCGGCGCAAATCTGGATATTATGCCCGAGTTTCTCCTTGTTCCCACGGCCCAGGAAATGGATTCCGAGATCCTTCTCCGTTCCGCGACCTTGCCTGTCTCTGGTATGCCAGCCGGTACTTTCAATCCACACGCTGGCAAATTGACTCCGATCGCAGAGCCTCGTCTCGACGATGTTTCAACTGAGGCTTGGTATCTGTTTGCCTCTCCGAATCGAGCGCCGGTTATCGAAGTTGCCTTCCTCGAGGGTGAGGAGCAGCCATATATCGAGGAGAGAGTGAATTTTGATTCCGACGCGCTGGAGCTCAAGGTCCGCCACGATTTCGGCGCTGGCCTGGTGGGCTCGAAAGGTGCTTTCATGAACCCAGGTTCGGGAGGAGGAGGAGGCGACTAATTCGTCAATGTGATCCGGGCGACCAGGTCGTCCGGATCCGCGAAGGGTGAAGTCTCTTGTTTTTTAAATCTAAAAACCTTTGGAGGTTTAGATCATGGCTCAAAATCATGTGCAGGAAGGAAAGGTGTTGACGGTCACTAATGGGACCGGCGCCGATATTGTTTCCGGTGAGGCGTTCCTGGTTGGATCAATTCTCGCTGTGGCCCTGGGGGATATCGCCGACGGTGCCCAGGGCGAGGCGGCGGTGGATGAGGTATGGAATTTGCCCTATGACGGCGCTGGCGCTGTTGGTGAGGGGGTTCTCCTTTATTGGGACGACACGGCAAAGGCCTTGACCTTGACCAGTACCGACAACACGCTGGCCGGTGTGGCTGCGGCCGCTGCGGCCGACGCTTCCGCGTCTGTCAATATCCTGATCAACAAGTAATCAGCAATGGCAACCGCTCGAGAACATATGGCCGACGACCTCGCTTTCACTCTTTCCGAGGAAAGCGAGGACGCCGTGGAGATCGACTTCAACGGGAATACTGTTTCCCTGGTTTGGGAGCCGATCTCTTATGACCAGGATCGCCAGGACGTTGGAATCAATATTCAACGTCGCCGGCTTTACCTGTCGGCGGCCGACGCGGCCGGTATTGTTCCCGGGCAATATATCCCTTTTGACGGTGAGGACTGGTTCGTCGACGCCGTGGATCCTCTTGAGCCTGGTGTCGAGATGGAGTTGTCGAGGAATATCTCATGAGCGGAGATTTCAATTTATACGCGGATGACGCGGATCTTGATCTCCTCCTGGCTGGAGTGGCCCAGGTCCCGGGTGGGATCCGAAAGTCCATCGTTCGGGCTCTTAATATTACGGTACGCGGTGGAATCACCGACGCCTCTCGAGCGATCCGATCTCGGTTCAATGTTCGGGCCGGTGATGTTCGTCGCGGGTTGTATGTCAAGCGGGCGTCTTATTCCGACGCCGAGCTGGTGGCCAGTATAAACGGTGCCGCTAAAGCCGGGATCTCGCTCTATAGGTATTCCGGCCGGCCGACTCTTGCCAAGTCCGGCGGAGCTGCCACGGCCACCACAAGGCGAGGCGGAAAATATAGTCCGCCTGTTGGCGCCTCGTTTTTGGTCAACCTTGCGAAAGGTCGCTCAACGCTTCCAGGTTCCTTTGTGGCCAGGATGCGATCCGGGCATGTTGGAATATTCCAGCGCGAGGCCGAGGGGCGGGCGCCGATCCGCGAGCGGTTCGGTCCGGATCCGATCTCTCTTCTTGAGTCTGACGAGATTGTCGACGGTTTCGAGGAAGCTCTTGACGAGCGTCTCTCTAAAAATCTCCGACGTGAATCCGACCAGGTCCTCCGGGAGGCTGGGCTCTTATGACCGGCGCGAGACTGTTGGAAATAAAGGCGGCTCTTGAAACCGCTCTGGCCGACCAGGTCTTCCAGGATCCTGTCGATGGTGCTCCTCCACGATCGCCGCGGGTGTTCGTCGGCGGGCTGCCACCGAAGGGATCTGAGCCGGGCCAGGGGGAAGACTACCCGTTTGTGGTTGTTCGTTTCCTGGATGGTGCGGACGCTCTCAAGGATTCAAAGGCTGGCGCTGCTCTCTATGTGGGAACTTGGGTCGATGGCAATGTCGAGGCTGGTTCTTTGGAGGTTCATCGGCTGCTCGATTTCCTCCGGGTTTGGCTCATGAAAAATCGGACTTTTGTTTCCGAGGCTAAACTCGAGCTCCCTTTGCGTTGGACTTTTGGCGACTCCCTCGGTTTGCAGCCTCACCCTTACTATGTTGGAAAAATTTTACTGTCTTTCATTTCTCGACCGCTGGGATCTTCCCGCCGGTCGGGTCAAGAATAATAATTTTAGGAGGTTTTTGTCATGCCTGAATATGTAACTGAATCATTTATGGGATCCGGTGATCTCCAGATGGCGATCCTTGATGCGAACGACGTTCCCCAGGGGGAGCTCGATGTTGGTAACGCCTCGGCCTTTGTGATCGCTGCACCCTCCATCGAGAAGAAAGAGCAGAAGGGTTCTCGCCGAGCGAATTTCGGTCAGACCATCACCAGTATTGTTAGTGATACCGAGCAAGAGGTGAAAATCACCTTGACCGATATCACTCGCGACAACCTAGTCAAGGCCATGTTTGGTGCTGATTCTGATTACTCTCAAGCCGCCGGTAACAATACAGGCACTCCGGAAGAGATCGTCGCTCGTGAGGGCAAGTGGGCGAAACTCGACAACAGGAATCTGGATCCAGCGACTCCGCCGGTTGTGACCAATTCTGGTGGTGCGACTACTTATGATGTGGATGTCGACTATGAGGTCGATTATCAGGTGGGCCGAATCTACGTGATCCCGGGCGGCGCCATCACCGACGCCGATACTCTTGAAGTTACTTACACCTGGCTCGTTCAGTCTGGTTTCTCAATCAAGGCCCTGGAAAATCTGACCTTCAATGTCTTTCTGCGTTTGATCGGCCGTAACGAGGCGGATCAGTCCGATCATGAGGTGATCGTCAATAAGGCTCAACTTGAGCCGGCCGGTGATCTTGGCTGGATCTCTGAGGACCTGAGCTCCATCGAGCTTACTGGCAAGATCCTTTCAACACCCGCGGGGACCTGGGAGCTTATCAAGTACTAGGTTTCGTTTTGGTCTGAGTTTTAAATCTTGATTTTAGATGAATGAAGAAATGGAGGTAGTTGGAGCAAATGGGAACTGAAAGGAAAGTGATGTTTGTCGGTAGTGAGGTGACGGCCCGGGAGTTGACAGTCAAGGAGATTGACCAGGTCCTCTCTGATATGGAGGATACGAAAAGCGAGGTCCATATGGTCGACCTTCTTTTCGGTGATGAACCGATCTCGGCGAAGGCTGTCTCCTTGAGTACCGGCCTTGAGCTGGCCGCCATGGTTGCGGATGGTGTCACACCTTCGGACGTTAAGAAGGTGATCGACCAGGTGAAAGAGGTAAACCCTACTTTCGTCGGGATGATGAGTCGCCTCGTAAACGTCGGAGGAAAACTGCTGAACGAGGTTCGTCCCGAAGGAAGCTCCACCGACTAGTCTTTTACGCAATACACGCCGGCCACGTCAACGCCTGGGATTATGAATGGTCTTTCTTTGAGGTCGTTCTGGAGGAGTTGGCGGAGCTGGGCAAGAAATCAGCGAATAAGTCTTGAATAAATGAAAAGGGCGGCGTAGGCGCAAAGGCCGCCAACAGTAAATAAAAGAAGTCCATTTACTACGAGGGCGGTGGTCAATTCCGCCGCCTTTGTAGCGAGTGGCTCGGGGAGTAAAGCAATCGCGGTGCCTGTTGTCAGGCCGGTGATTGTTGTCCATGTAAAGAATTTAATGGCGTCCATGATTAAATCTTAACCATTTTTCGCGGGGATTGTCAAAAAAAGTGTCAGGTAAGGAATTTACATATAAAGTCCGCGCCGATTACGAAGGGAAGACCAACCTCCAAAGAATGAGGCAGGATATCGCCTCCCTGGGGAAGATTGATTCCCTGAAGAAACTCGGTTCCGGTGTCCGGGACGTCAATCAAAAGTTTAAAGAGGCTCGTGCTCGTCTGGCTGAACAGGCCAAGGAGATGAAGGTCGCCGGCAAGGCGTCCGCCGGCCTGGTCACTAACTACAAAAAGACACAAAGGGAAGTCAAGGCTCTGGCTGTTCAGCTGGAGCGCCAGAAAAATAAATTCCGTGAGGCCTCCGAGTCAGCCAAGAAAGCCGGAGTCAATACTGGTCAACTGGCCAGTGAGGAAAAGCGCTTAACCTCTGTCGTCAACGAATCTAAAAAAGTATATGCAGCTCGCCAGGCTTTCGGGGTCCGGTCCCATAGGGAGATCCGCCGGGAGATCGGAGAGCTCAAGAATTCATATAATGATTTACGCCGCTCCGGCAAACTCACCACGGTTGAGCTTCATCAAGCAAAGATGCGCCTTAAGCAAAAGGTGTCTGAGCTCAAGGTTGAGACCAATGGATGGGCCGGTGCTATCACCCAGGCAAAGACCGGACTCGCTGGTCTTGCTGTGGTGGGGTATGCCTTTGTCCGTTCCTTCGCGGATTACAGTAACTATTCTCAAAAGATGGCCGAGGTCAATACTCTTCTGGATGTGAGCCAGGAGCGTTTCGCCGCCTTGAAAGGCGAGGTGGTAGCGGTCTCGAAAGAGATCCCCCAGCTCGCAACCAATCTCGCCGGCGCTGAATACGATATTATTTCCGCCGGCGCAAACCTCGAGCAATCAACGGAAATTCTTAGGAAGTCTGCAAAGGCCGCCGTTGCCGGTGTGACCGATACGAAAACCGCTGTCAATGTGGGCATGGGTGTTTTGAATGCTTACGGGATGGAAGTCGACAAGCTCGGCGGAATCTATGACACGTTATTCCTCACAGTTAAAAAAGGTGTGACCACCTTTCCCGAGTTGGCCAATAACCTCGGTGAAATTTTACCCACGGCCAGGGCATCCGGCGTCGGGATCCGCGACGTCTCCGCCGCGGTAGCTGCTCTCACAAAAGCCGGTATCCGTACTCCTCAAGCTGCAACTGCCTTGAAAGGTGCGATCAACGCCATGGCCGCGCCGACTCCCGAAGCGAAAAGGAAGTTTGATGAATTGGGGATCACCTGGAAGGGGCTCATTCCTACCCTGGACCAGATCCGCGAGAAGGGTCTCACCATCGACGAGATGCGTTTTCTCATTCCCGATGTTGAAGCGCGAACCGGCGTTCTTGCATTGACTCAAAACTTCGATGAGCTGAAAGGGATCCTGTCTTCCATGGACGAGGCCACCGGCTCAATGGATGAAGCCTACGACAAGATGAAAGATACGCCTCAAAATCAACTTGTCTTGTTGAGGAATGAATTAACCGCTGTGATGTATTCCATGGGCAATCTTGTTGCCATGGGGCTTTTGCCGGTGATTAAAGGGATCCGGAGTTTTAGTTCCTGGGTGAGCACGGCAAGTCCTATAACCAAGGCTTTCTTGGTTACTCTGGCCGCCGGCGCGACGGGCTTCACGCTTTGGAAGTTGGGGCTTGGCCAAATTGTTCTTGGCCTACAGGGGATGGTTGTCCAGGCTCGCGCCGCTATCATTGCGAATGGTGGATTGACTGCTTCTTTGAGAGGTTTAAACCTGGCTGCAAAGGGTGGGCTTGTTGCTCTGGCCGGCCTGGCTGGTTGGGAGATTGGAAAGCTCCTCAATAAATTTAAAGTTGTTCGTCAAGCCGGCGTGGCCATGGTTGCCGGGCTGGTTAAGGCGGGACTCCGGGCGAAACAGGCCTGGAGGTGGATCACCGGTGGTGACCTCGAGGAAGTTAAAAAGGAAATCGCCGCGGCTGATGCTGAGTTCGCCGCCATGTTTCACGAGATCGAGACTGGCGCCGACCAGGCCTCCAAGAAGGTGGCCGGCTCCCTGGGGAAAATGACTCAGGATATCCAATCGACCGCGGAAGCTGGTCAAAAAGCGGCCGTTTCATTAAGTGAAGCCTTCAAGTCGATTTCCTCTGACAGTACAAACGCCTCTCTCGATGCTTTCGTGGCCAAGCTCGACCAGATGGTCAGCACTGGTCAAAGGTCGGCCCAACAACTCAAAACCGAGTTGAAAGGCCTCTTCAATGAAATGCCCATGGGCAAGCTGGAAGAGTTTATCGCCCAGGCGAAAGAGAGGTTTTCCGAGCTGTCCGATTCCGGTACCGCTGCGTCTGTCACCATTGAGGCTGCTCTGGAAGTTGCCCTTGAAAAATTAGGTGTCGATGTTGCCAAGGCAACCACCAATGTCTCGACCGCTGCCATGGCTGCTAATGATGCCTTTATGTTGGTTGCTCAATCTGGACAGGCTTCAGCTGATATCATCGACGCGGCCTTTGAAGCAGCTCTTAAAAAGATGGCGGATCCCGATGAGATAAAAGCTCTCGAGGCCTCCCTCCATGAGCTCTCGGAATCCGGCGCCGTAAGTGCTCAAAAGCTATCAGAATATTTCCAGGCGGCCGGGGATCGGCTCCAGGAGCTCGAGGAAAAAGCCAATAAGACGACCGAGAAAGTCGACAAGCTCCGAGAGAGTGAAGCCGACCAGCTGAAATCACAGGTCCGCTCTGACCGGGCCCGGGCCGCCGGCGCTGCCACGGTGCGAGATTATTCTGGCGCCGTGGCCAAAGCCAGGGAAGAAACGCGAAATTATACGGCGTCCTCTCGAGAAGCCGAGACAGTGGATCGTGCTCGCCTTGAACAGGCAGAACAACACGCCTCATCCCTCAAGGCCCAGGCCGACGCTCTCAAGGCTACGGCCCAGGCCGAGCGTAATAGGTTGGCGGTTCTCAAATCAGCCCTTACTCGTGGCCAGGAGCGTTTGAACCAGGCCCGGGAATACCTCCGCCAGCTGCTCCTTTCTAAAACCGCCACCGATGAAGAGATCGAGGCGGCAAAGAATAGGGTTGCGGCTCTGGAAGACCAGATCGAGGCCTCCAGGATTGCTGTCCAGGAACAACAAAAAGTAGCGCAAGCCGCCGAACAGGCGGCCAATGCTTTTGATAAAGAGGCGGCCTCTGCAAAGAGGGCGTCTGACTCATTAAAAGAAGTCGCAAGCTCCGGAAAGAAGGCGTCTACCACTGTTAGCGGCTCGATGATCAACCACGCTGTCCTTGCTTTTCGGGAGCTGGAAAACATCTCGAGATCCGCGGCCGATGAGATCCGCGGAATGTTCGATTATCTCTCCCAGGAAAAGGAGATCCCCGAGGTCGATCTCTCAAATCTGGAAAGTGTGGACGCTAAACTAAACGAGCTCGCCGTCCGGGTTGTCGAGGCTGATGCTACGCTCCGCGATCGCTGGAGTCATTTTACCGGGATTCATTCCGGTCTCGCGCATTCAATGAACAAAATGTATCGGGCTCTCCATGACCAGGAGGTCGCGGCTCTTAACGTGATGCGGTCAATCCTGACCGAGGCTCGACAAGTCGAGGATTTGCGACGCCAGATTGAGGGACTCGACCAGGCCTCGGGTAATGCTTATCAAACCGCCCTCGCTTCAGTGTCTCTCTTTAACGACCAGGCCTCGGCCTCAGCCGGCGCTATTATCGACTTGATTGATCAAAGCGAGCGGGCCATCGACTCAGTTCAGTATCTCGATGATTCGGATCTTGCCGGCTTGCAACAAGGAATCGAAAGGGCAAAGGATCGTCTTGTCGAGTTGGTCAGCCAAGCATACGCCGCGGTGGAAGCTCTGGAGGGTGTCAATAGAACGCTCCAGGACCAGATCGACCAGGAGCAAGGTAACCTCGAGGCCCTGGAGGAAAGGCGTCATGCTGACCAGCTGGCCAGGATCCAGGAGCTCTATTCTCAATCGAACGGTTTAGGTGAGGAAGAACATCTTCGAGCTTTTGAGTTGGCCGAGCAGCTCCATCAAATAAAACTCCGGCAAATTAGAGAGCGCCGGGCTCAAGAGTTGGCGTCGGCTCAAGATACCCATGATCAAGCCATGGATAATCTCGAGGAGCTATCCAGGGCCTCTAGTGATTCCGATTCCGAGTCGCTACCCGGATTTAATCGTGGTGGTGCTCTTGGTGGATATGGTGGAGGAGATCGGATCCGCGCTCTCCTGGAGGCCGGTGAGTTTGTTATCCGAAAAGAAGCGGTTCGCAAGTATGGCCGCGGTCTTTTTACTTCTCTTAATGCAATGAGGTTGCCGTCGGTGAGAGATTGGGCTCCCCAGGTCCGGGCTCGCCTTGGCGGCTTTATTTCAAATATCAAAATCCCCCTTCCATCAATCGAGCCTCTCAGGCTGGCAACGGGCGGAGACGTTCGTGGGCCGGCTGCTAGTATTCCGAGCCGGGTAGTTGAGGTTCGTCTATCCCATGAGTCCGCCGGCCTATCGGCGACGGTGTATTCGGAAGAGGGACAGGTTGACCGGCTTCTCGGGATCCTCGAGAGCGCTGGGGCGAGGGCTTAGTTTATGCAGCTGGACGGAATAGAGCTTCCCGATCTGGTCTGGGGGGATGAGTTTTCCTGGAGCAAGATCGAACAGTCGGCCGAGTATTCTCTGGCCGGCTCTTTGATTATCGAGACCGGCGAAAAGTTGGCCGGCCGACCGATCACTCTCGAGGGGACCGAGACCATCGGCTGGATTACGCGGTCGGACCTCTTGGTCCTTCAGGCTTTGGCGGAAGATCCGGAGCGTCAAATGGTTTTGACCTTGGACGATGCGCGGACCTTTGATGTTGTATTCCGCCACCAGGACCGAGGCATCGAGGCCCGTTCTGTCCTGGCTTATTCGGATCCGGATCCAGACGATTATTATTCGATCATTATTCGATTGATGGAGGTTTAATTTTGGCCATAACAAAAGACGATATTAAATTAATGGCATCCCAGCGCCTCGCTGATACCGACGACGGCGGCGGGAGAATGTCCGGGACTGAAGTCCAAGACGGTAACGTCAATAATCTTTTTCCTGATATATCCAGACTCGATCGTACATATGGCCGGGTGTCTTTACGGAAGTCCTTTGTTGGTGTGTTCACCGACGACGACGCGACCTATTACGGATCCAATGTAATCTTGACGGATCCGGCCGACGATCCCCTGGTCCATACGGTTCTCTTTACCACCAATTCTTTCACCGACTTTCGGACCGGCGCCCGGGATAGGATGGAATCCTATATTACTCAGGGGCCGGCCTTTGGTGGTTGGTTGTGGAATAACCAACTTGAGGGATCTCGAGCGTTGACGCTTTTCGCTCCTGTTGATGCGGATCTCCCTCGGGTGGGGGACGTCTGGTATCTCGTGGAAAGAGAGGGGGAGGGCGATGAGTATTCTCAATATGTCCGGATTACCTCGGTGGAGGAGGAGGTCCGAACCTTTTTTATAGGACAAAGTTTTCAGCGCCGAGTCTTGACTGTCGGGATCGGGGATCCGCTTCTCCATTCCTTCCATGGTGTTGAGGTAAGTCCTAATGATAACGTTGATCCGCTTGCCCGGGTTTATGTGGGGCAAGTGTCGGATGCTGCGAAATATTACGGAGTTTCTCGGCTTGCCGAGGCTGCCTCGGCCGACGATATGGATCTAAAAGTCTCTTCGATTTTTTCTTATCTCGTCCCCTCGGCTCAAGATGAAAGTAATCTGTCCCTCGTTCAGGCCGGCGGCGACGCGGCCGTGGTTATGGATTCCGGCGATTCTTTTTCTTTCACCACTGGTAATTGTCCCACGTCGGCGGGATCAAATATTTACTGTGGATTTGGTGTCAAGCCCGGGACTTTGAATTTGCAGTATTCCTCGGTTGTGTTCCGGGATGATGGGGCGGGGAATTTGACCAGGAATGATGTGGTCGAGGGGCGGATAGATTACGGGACCGGGACGCTAACCTTTGATACGGCGCCGTCCTATAATTATAACTGGACTTTGTCCGGCGAGCCGGCGACCTCGATCGCCCGGATCTCTAATACTCACGCTATCGAGGTTACCCTGAATAACCGTGGTTATAATTGGTTGGCTTCTCTCTTCCCTATCCCGGCGCCCGGGACGTTGCGCGTTGATTACATGGCTCAAGGGAAGTGGTATCGGCTCCGCGACCGCGGTTTAGGCGAGCTCCTTGGTGATGAGTCCGGTCTCGGATCCGGGACCATCGACTATGCCACCGGCGCGCTCATCGTTACCACCGGTGCTCTCCCCGATGCCGACTCCATGATCCTTTGCTCCTGGGCGGTGCCCAGCGAGTACACGGTCCGGAATACCGATGTTGCAATCGAGATTCCTGGAGTAACCCATACCCTCCCGCACATGGTTTCGCCCAATTCGTTGACCATTCGCTGGATGGCTGGATCGGTACAAAGGACGGCCACCGATGACGGAAACGGCAATATCTCCGGTGATGGTGTCGGTTCCATTGTCTATCAATCCGGTCTTGTGTATTTTCGGCCGAATACCGTTATGGATCCCGGGAGCGATATTGAATATGAGTACGATTATTACACTCAGGAGGAACAGGTCGAATTCTATGGGCAACCGGCCGGTCATGTCTTCGATTTTACATTGAGCCCGGCGCCCATCGAGGCGGGGTCGGTGGTGATCATAGCGGTTACCGCTTACGGAAATTTGACCATCACTGATGACGGGGCCGGGAATCTCCAGTCAAATACAGTCTATAGTCATTGGTCGAACAATGATGTCGAGCTCTCCCTTGCTACGGGTTCAACGATCAATTATACCACCGGCGATGTTCACCTGGTGGGGATCCTTTCCGGGACATGGACTTACAGGACGCCGCAATTTACCACGGTGGAAATTACGGTGGGTGCTCCAGGTGCCCAAATTGGCGGGGTGTATAGCGCGCCTCGTAGTGTCTTTGCCGGATATTCGGATCCCGTCACTGAACCATACGAGGGGTATTTCACGATTAACCGTGATTTGACTTGTCGTTTTTCCCAGGATGGAATCACCGGCCAACCTGAAACCGATACGATTTCCAGCCCGGCTATTGTTCTTGATCTTCTGCCTCTTACGGCCGACTCGGTTGTCCCTGGCTCTGTTTATTTTGAATGGGCCGGCCATGATTATGTCGATCGCTCTGGTTTGATCTATCGGGATATTGATCATAAAACCAACTCGGGAACGCAAGCGGGGACTATTGACTATTCGACCGGCCTTGTTTCTCTGACCGACTATGTCTCGGCCAGTAATGCCTTGACTGTTTATTCTCTTTTGTCTGAGTTCCGGCCTCAAACTATTTTCGATTGTCAGTTCAGGACGCCGGGTGTCCCTCTTCGGCCCGGCTCCTTTTATGTGCAGTGTGAGACCGAGACCGGCGAAACTTTAAACGCCACGGCTGATTTTAACGGGATGATAACCGGGGATAAGATCCAGGGGACGATAAACACGGAAACAGGGATCGCGATTCTCTCTTTTGGCGAGTGGGTAGTGGCGGAGGGTAACGAGGCCGAGCCTTGGTATGATGCCAACTTGATTGAAGGATTGCAGATCTGGAAGCCGGAGCCGGTTCTCGGGTCGACTGTTAAATATAGTTGTGTGGTTTATACCTCGATCCCTCTTGATTCAGATCTGATCGGCTTGAATCCGGTTCGTCTTCCTTCCGATGGGCGGGTTCCCATATTCAGATCCGGCGACGTGGTCGTGGTTCACCACACCCTCCAGGAAGTCCAACCTTCGCCTTTGTCCGCCGACCAGGTCCTCAACCTGTCGCGCGGTGATCTCTCTCTCATTGAGATGTACGACGCCGACGGGGTGTTCGTACCTTCGGCTGGTAATTATGTCGCAGACCTGGTGGCCGGTACTATCACTATGGAGAATCCTCTTGATCTTTCTGGATTCACCGAGCCCTTGACCGCCCTTCATAGACGGGAGGATATGCTCCTGGTTTCCGATGTCCAGATCAATGGCCAGCTGTCTTTTACCGCCGGCCTTACCCATGATTACCCGGCCGACGAGACCATGGTTTCGGGTGCTCTCCTGTTCGGGGATCTGCGAGGTCGGGTCTATGGTTTGTTCGACCAAAAGACTTGGCAGAGTGATTTCCTCGACGGACTCGTCGGTGATCCTTGCACGGCCAATTACAACGACGTTATTTATCCCATCGTTACCACCAATAAGGGAGCGATCGAGGAGCGCTGGGCCCTGGTCTTTGATTCGGCTACACATTTTAACGTCATAGGCGAGCAAGTCGGCCAGATCGCCGAAGGCTATATCACAACGCAAACGGCGCCGGTTAATCCTGCGACCGGTGTTCCTTATTTCACCCTTGAGGCTGATGGTTGGGGCTCCGGGTGGGCGACAAACAATGTCCTCCGATTCAATACCACGGCGGCGAATGGTCCGTTATGGGTTGCGAGGACTACTCTTTCCGGGCCGGTAACCGAGCCCGACGATCAATTTGTGATCCAGATCCGGGGAGATGCTGACTAATGGCCGCGCCTACTGTCTACAGATGGGATGATCCCGAGGCTCCGGTTCTTGCCGGCCAGTTTGGCTCGGTGACCAATCTCCTCCGAAAGGTCTTAGTCGATGGGTACGGTGAAAAAGCGTCGCTTGGTTGGACCTTGGAGTTTGTCGACGCGCAAGAGGAGAAGATGGTCTTTCGGAATAATCCGGTGGCCGGGACCGGCTTCTTTCTGCGGGTGGATCATTCCTCAACTAATGAGTTGCCGGCCTCGGTACAGTATGCCGCGGAGCTCCGCGGCTATGAGTCCATGGCTGATATCGACAATGGGAATGGTTCGTTTCCTCTGAATTCTTATCGGTGCTTTCGGGCCTCAAATGCGAATTCGACGTCGCCTCGGCCCTGGGTGGTGATAGGGGATGATCGTTGTTTCTATTGCATGGTCTTTTGGTCTTGTACGACCGGAGATCCGACCGACAATACGTGGCGGGTCTCGGCTAGTTTTTTCGGAGATATTATTTCCCTCGTTCCTGGGGACGAATGGGGGTGTGTATTGCTTGGTCCTTCTTCATATTCAAACTGGGAGATGCTCGGTTATTACTCCGGGTCTTTTGCACACTATACGCGCTGTTCGGACGGCGTCGTCCCGACGACGGCGACTGAGCAAGGCTGTGGTATGAGGTCGGGCGGTGGTCCCTGTGTAGCTGCTTCCATTTCCGGGAGGTATGGGCCGAGCGAGCAATGGAATGGGCAATGGATTTTTTCTCGGCCTCATTTGAAGGATAGAGGATCGGAGTCGTATTCTTTTCGTGGTTATATGCCGGGCTTTTGGGATCCTCAACATGCTGAGGCGTTTGATAATCTCCAGCAAGTGGCCCAGGGTGACCTCGATTTGATGGCTTTTCTCACCTATCGTGGCGGCAATAACGGCCAGTACATGATCGACCTCGGTCCGGGATTTCGGCCGTGATGACTTTCGGTGGAGCTGATGGCTGTGTCCAGTTTTTTGGGGATCCGATCTCGACGGTTTACACATGGCGCCACAAACTCGCCGGGTTGGTGAGGGTTAATGGGGTGCCGGCTCGCCGCCGGATTCTGGTTATTGGTCGCTTTCATCATGATTACAAAGGGGCGACCTGGTCGGATCCAGTAACCGGCGAATGGTCCATCGAGGGAATGGCCGAGTATCCCGAAAGGAGTCTCTTGGTGATTGTTTTTGACGACCTTCAGAAACCACTTGAATATAACGCCGAGGTTCTTGATTACGTTTCACAGGTAGCGACGGAATAATGGCTCATGCAGAACATAAAACCTATCGTCTTAAATTCGATCGCTCTCTCAAGGAGGACCACCAGGTCGAGGCGCCCTGGATCGCGGCGCCTCCGAAGCGGATCCACCATCGGACCGGCTTGCGAAAGCCAGCCGAATTGCGTCGGGAATACGCGGCGCCCTGGGGGAAGTTTCGCGATCTTGCTCTCCATAACCGGGCCGGCTGGGAACGCCTGGCCCGCTCCGAGTTCCTCTCTGAATTGCCCTGGCAAAGCCCGCCAACAAAACCACGCGACCACGATTTGCCCTGGGAGGATTTGCCGATCCAGGACCGAACAGTCGTCGAGCCTTACGCTTCGCCGCCGGCAAGAGATTTTAAGAGGATCTTTCCCTGGGATGAGTTACCAGCCCGGGACCGCGAGCTCCGCGATCCATGGTCCATGCCGCCGCCCAATGACGAGCACCACGCAACCTTGTGGGGCCCGAATCATTATGCGCGGATTTGTTTTCGCGACTATCTCCTCCCGGTCGGAGATGGGCTCGTCGTCGACCTGGGTCGGGATATCAACTCCACCGGGGACGGGGACCATTGCGACGTCTTGTTTGATGCTCTGTCCTATGACGAGCGCTGTTCCATGCGTGAGCCCTCGGGCTGGCGAGACCAGTATATCTTCCTCGAGCCGAGGACCTATCCGGCGGCGCCGGTCCTGCGGGTGTATCGAGTTATGAATAATGTTCTTTTGACACGAGTTTCCGATTCAGCGCCCATTGATGTCGCGGCCATGCGGTTGTCTGCGGATCTTGGCTCCTGGTGTTGGGGCTTTGAAGCGACCCTTAACTCGAGGGAGGCCCTGGATCTTGTCCGTCCTGTCTCTGGAGTGCCTGTCCTGGTCGAGGTGAATATCAATGGTTTTCTGTGGCGGGTCCTGGTCGAAGGTTGGCGGGAAAATAAACGCTTTGCCGGTGGAGGCTGGACGATTACCGGCCGAAGTCAGTCCGCCCAGCTGGCGAAACCATACGCGCCGGCTCGATCATACAGTGAGACCGAGGCGAGGTCGGCGATCCAGCTCGCCGAGGCCGAGCTCTTGAACACCGGCTTTACTCTCGACTGGCAACAAGTCGACTGGCTCGTCTCGGGCGGCGCCTGGTCATATCAGAATTTAACTCCTCTCGATGCAATCAAGAAGATCGCCGCTGCGGCCGGCGGCGTGGTCCTATCCCATGTGACAGACCAGGTCCTCATTGTGCAATCAAAATACCCGGTGGACCCCTGGGACTTTGCCACGGCAACACCGGAGGTCGCACTCCCTGATTCTCTCTTTCGGGAGATGGGGGCCGAATGGCGGCCGGCTCCAGCATATAACGCGGTTTTTGTTTCTGGCGAGGGCCAAGGTGTCCAGGTGAAAGTAACTCGTGAGGGTACGGCTGGGGATCTCCTGGCCGGTGATGTTGTGGATCCTCTGATCACCGAGGTTGCAGCTGGCATGGAACGGGGTCGGAATATTCTCGGTGCTGGCGGGGAATGGTCTTTTACCCGGGTGAGTGTTCCGTTGTTCGCGGATCCGGGGATCCCGGGGCTGATACTTCCCGGGGGCTTGGTTGAAGTCCAGGAGACCGGCCTTGCTGCCTGGCGTGGCCAGGTGCGCTCGTGTTCGGTGTCGGCTTCCCGGGGTAATGGATTGCGTGTCTCTCAGGATCTCGAGTTGGGGCGATTCCATGGCTAATTTGTGGGAGAAATTTCAAGGATTAATCCCCACCGATCCGACCATCGTCGCTGATGTGACCGCTCATAATCCCGATGGGACGAGCACGGTTGAAACATTAGGCGGCGGAGTTATGCGAGCTCGAGGTCAGTCGGTGGCGGTTGGATTAAAGGCCTATGTTCGGGCCGGTGAGGTTGTCGGCGAGGCTCCGGATTTGCCGGCGTATGAAGTAACAATTTAAAGCGGGGTGCAATATGAGAGTGAATAAAGGTTTTGAGCAAATCGACGACTTGTCGAGCGCTGTTAGTTTGACCGTTCCTCCCGGGGCAAACGAGGCGTTTGTGGTGGTCAAGGGTGGGGAGGTGATGTGGAAAGATCATGGTGATGATCCGACCGTGTCCGTCGGGATGCCAATCCAGTCTAATGGCTTTTTGAATTTTGACAACGAGCTTGAGAAGTTGCGGTTTATCAGTCCTTCGGCCTCTCTCCATGTCTCTTATTACAGGAATAGGTGATGAAAATGAAACAAGGACAAGGTCCTCAACCAACAGCGATAGTACCGAAGCCGACTGGCTATGCTCTTCAGAGTTCTGCCCGCTGGCCTATTACCACAGGCAAGGAAGACGATTCCACTACGACTTTTTTAAATGGCAGTTGGTACAAAATGGCGCTTTTTGCGTTGGAGGAGGAGGGACTTGCAAGTACGGGTGTCAGCTATAAAATTGCTACGAATACACGCACTCTTGACGCCAACGTTGCTTTTGGGATTTGGGATTACGTGACCGGTGAGCTGATCCATCGGGTGGTTGATACTTTGCCGGCTGGGACTGTCGTTAGCCGTCATGTGAATTTGGGTGCGGTGGTAAAATTGCCGCGTTTCTTTTGGCTTGGAATTTCGGTTGAGTCGTTTGAGCCCGGCACAGTTATAGAGCACGGCAATTGCCAATCTGCGGGCTCGTTCCTTGGCTTGATAGGCGGGCAAGGTACCCCGGCTTGTGACTGTAATGCGCTCTTTTTCGCTACAACCCACGAGAATCCTGGTCCCATCCGTACCGCAACCACTTGGATCTTTCCATCAACAACCAATATTTCCTGTCGGATATACGTGCAAGCATAAGGAGGGATGTAATGCAGTCATTGAATCAAAAGACCGTTGCCGCCGAGGTGGCCTATTTGGCAGTCATGGGCTTTGCGGTTATTTCGAACAGTCTCGATGAGTCCGTCGATTTTGTCGAACCTAACGGCCTGAAGCCGGTTGATCGTGAGAATTATGGCGCCGAGGCCCAGGCCTTGCTCGATGCCTATGATCCGTTGCCCGATACTCAGGCCACGGCTAAAAACGCTATTGACCAGGCGGCCGGTGAAACAAGGGCTAGGTATATCACCGTGGCTCCCGGACAAGATGCGGTTTACGCCCTCAAGCTCGACGAGTGTAAGAGATACGCGGCTGCGGGTTATCCGGAAGATTTGACCGGTTGGGATTTTGTCGCCGCCGAGGCCGCTGCGAATAGTTGTAGTGGGAAGACCGCGTGTGACGAGGTCCTATTTATTGCCTCTCAATGGTCAAAGTTGGCGGCCGGCATTGAAATGATTCGTCGTGGTGCCATTGCAAAAATTACGAGCTTGACCGATGTGGCAACAATCGAGGCAACCGTCCGTGTTGCAATCAATCAACTCGCAGAAATATAAGGAGTTTTTTCGGTGGAACGTGAAGAAGCCCTTTTAAATATTGCGGAAAAAATCGCCGACTCACTCGTGAAGATTGCCTCGAAAGCATCCGCCGAGCCTGTGGCATATACCATCACTGGTGCAGCTGATTGGAAGATGTTCCTTTTCGTGGCCGGGATCCTGGGTGTTGTTCTGCTGGCTGCTTGGCGCCGGCAAGAATCACGACTCGATACCCATGGGAATAAGCTCGACGAGATAAGGGATTTGGTCGGTGGAAAGGAGGCAAGTCACGAGGCGGACTGTAGTCGTCGTCGGACGGAATGCCTCACTCGAATATATGGCAAGCTCGATCCATTGGCCAAAAAAGTGGAGCGCTTGGAGGAGAGGACCACGAAATGAAACAGAATCGAATCTCTGAAAATTTCTCCGTCGCTGAAATGGCCTGTCAATGCGGTTGTGGTTTCTGTGAGATGGATCCGCTCTTTATGGCGAGGCTTGAGGTCCTCCGGAAGCGTTGCGGAGATCTGCCTCTCTATGTGACCTCGGGGTGTAGGTGTAAGGCCCATGATCAACGAGTCTCTCCAAAAATGAAAGGAGTTGGTCCTCACGCCGTGGACTCCGGCGCCGGGGTGGCCGCCGTCGATATTCGAGTCGCGGGGTTGAGGGCTTATCGAGTGCTCCAGGAGGCGGTCCTGTTGGGATTTTCTGGTGTAGGGATCCGGCAAAAGGGGCCATGGGAAAAACGGATAATCCATCTGGACGATTGCCGCGAGCCGATGAGTCCGCGGCCACGAGTCTGGACCTATTAATCAAAATCTTGATTCTTGATGAATCAAAAAAAAGGAGGGTGTTATGAGTTGGAGAACGAAAAAAATGTTGAAGTTGTATACAGCGTTTGCGCTCTTAGTTGGATCTCTTACGACGTTGTGTGTCCTGGCTGTAATGGCCAAGCCGGCAATGGCAGGGGAGGCGACCTGGCGAGTCTTGATCGACTATGAATTCACGGACGGCGTTCAGCCCGGCGCGGATGTGGTTGGTCTTCGCACTTATATGGATGGTGTTGAGCTCGAGGGGTGTACTGATAGCGCCGCCGATGAAGACGGTTTCTCCGGCTCTTTTCTTTGTGAGTTCTCAGCTGAGTATGGTTCGGCCGGATCCTTTTCCCTGGCCAAGGTTGACCGCTGGGATCAAGTCAGCCTTGCAGGGTCGTCCTTTGAATTGAATCTGATCGCTATTCCGACCGACTTCCAGGCCTCGGTTGATCGTCTGGATGAGAGTCTCTGGCGGACGTCGTTCGCTTATTCATTCCCGGATGGTCCGGTCGATGCTTTCCGGATCTATAAAGGGGATGAGATCTTTTGTGAGACTTCCGATCCGCTGGCCCGGGCTCTTGTATGCGATAAGCCGATCGAGCTCGGGGAGGAAGTGACCTTTTCCCTTGTTGCTCTGGTTGGCAATCTCGAGTCGTCCGGTGTTGAGGTGGGGGCGGTGTATCTCCCAAACCCTCCGAAGGCGGCGCCGGGGATCCGCGGCGTCCGCCTCGAGTTTATTGGTATGAATTAATCCGGATCCTAGTCGAATATTTTTTCTTCTGGAGGTAATGGTGAGTAAAGTAATGGCTTTAAAAGCGGGGGATGTCTTTGTCGTCAAAGGCGCCGGAATCATTCCTCGGTTAATAAATGGCGCTCAAAGATTTTGGGCAAAAGACGGGAGCTCTGTATATTCTCATGCCGGCATTGTATTAACCGATGTAGGCGCCACGCTCGAGGCGCTCCCGAATGGAATCAGGCTCGGTAATCTTTCCAAGTATAACGGCAAGCGGATCAAAATTGCTCGGTATACGCCTTTAACATCGGGCGACTTTGAGAGGGCAAAAAATATACTCCTTGAGGAGGACCTGGGCCGAGTGTATCCAGCTTGGAGGTTGTTCCTTCATTTGTTCCCGCCCTTGGCCAGGCGCGTCTCGTACCGTGGTAAGTGGCTCGTTTGTTCTGAGCTCGTTGGAAAATACCTTGCTCTCGTGGGTGCGCGCGAATACAATTACAAGGGAGTGAATCCTGATACATTAGCGGACGAGTGGGATAAGTGGCGCGATTTCGAGACTGTCTACGAGGGGTCGAAATGGAATTTGCAAATAGGATCAAAATCGGAAAAAAAGTCGTGA